ATCTTTCATCTCAGCATAATAACCCATCATGATTTGATCAAAGATTAAGTTATCAGGATTTTTATCATCTTTATTATCAAAGTTATGAGATGCATCTTCTTCAACTTTTTTAGATGGTTTTTTCTCTTCAGCTTTTACTTTTTCGTCTTCATTTTCTTTTTTCTTAGCTTCAGCTAAAAATGCCTCATATGCTAATTCATATGATTCTTTTTTCTTAGGTTCAAATGGAGAATTAACAGCTGTTAATCCAATTACATTTTCTGTAATAATGTTTTTGGTGATTAATGATGCTGTAGCTTCTTCAAATGTAGCAGCATTTCTTACTATATTTGGAAATTGGCGTTTTGCCTCAGTTAAGAAAACACCTTTGTGTCCTTTACCTTCTTTAATTAACAAATACTGATCTTGTAGAGTCTTTTTCATTTATTTTTCTGATAAGAGTTTTTTTATATCTAATAGATAACTTTTAACCATTTCAATTGGTTGTGTTATATCATATGAACCTGCGTTTCCACTATATAGTTCAATTGTTTCATTTTTTGCATTGGAAATTAATGGTGAAATTTCATTCATTAATTTTTCGATTTCCTCTATACCATCTAAACGTTTCTTTTGGAATTCGTTTACTTCGTTTAGTGTTTCATCTTCCCAAAGTTTTTTTACTGGTAAACCTGATCCTTTAATTTTATCAGGTACAGGTTTAAATCCTAATTTATAATAATAAATATTTTTAGTTCCTTTAGAATTAGTTTTTGAAGCAAAAGCAGCAGGTGTAGCATAATTTTCTCCTTGTCCTGCTGTAAATGAAGCACCACCCATATTTGTAGCTGATTCTTCTTCTAAATGGCCTTTTTTAAGTTTTAAAGCATGTAAACGTTTACGTAATTCTTTACCTAAAGCAATAATTTTTTTTAAATTGTCATCTCCTTTATAAAAATCAGCAGCATCTTCTAGTTGTTTAACTACAACTAACATTTCTTGATAAACTTTATCCATGTTAGGTTCATACTCAACATCCCATTCTGCACTTCTATCATCTCCCGTTACTTGTTTAGTAGTAAAAAAACGGGGATTTTCTTTAAGAGTCTTACGTATTATTTCTTTAAGCTTATCCATTTACTGTTTCCAATTCATTGATTAAATCGTAATATTGTAACAAATCAACCAAATCATTATCTGTA